CGGGTCCACAGACCATGAGTCTGAACGGTAGAATTGTGTGGTGACATGAGGGGTCCCGTCACGAGTACTCGAACTGCTCACTTCCTCGACTCCACGAAGGAGAACAGAGGCAAGGTCAGCAACGAGATTTGGACCGGGAGAGGTCCACTCGCGGCGGCGGTCAGCAGAACCCGTAGCCATTTCTGCCATGTTCGGATCGGGCCTGGGTACCGTTCGGCCCTCGAGATAAGACTGCCACCAAGATTGTCTCGAGGTGGAGTAAACGAGGGGAACAGGCACAGGGCGATCTGGGGAGGCTTCATCAGTTGGCCCCCTTACGAAGTGATCCTCGAAGTTTGTACAAGGTCCCCGACAGATGTTACACATCGGACTTTGCCGGATGGGTAACGGGTCGGAGATCGGGTCTTCCGGGACTGGTTGGGCACTCGTATGACCCAGCTTCTGCGGTTGAGAAGTCCCAGAGTTCCGATGGATTAAAACCCCGTCTGCATCTTTGGGCGAATACCGAATGAATTGGTTGTGTTGTTCGATAATGTGATCCTGGGTATCCGCGAAAACCACACGAAACTCCCTCCAGAAATCATGAGGGTTGTGGATGGTGGGATGGGATTTCCCTTTCATTTGTCGGAAAACATGGTCATAGAGAAGCTTCGGCGCGAGGTCCCGATAGAGATAGTCAGGGAGCTCCACATCGGGGTGGACCTGACAGTTTAAAAGGACGCGCCCGGCGGAGCGGGCCACGTCATCGCACCGAGCCTCATATTTTCGCAAAGGCTCAAGTTTGTCCCGGTCAACGATTTCGAAGCAGGGGTGTCGCTTCATGTCGTCGACGCGGGCGGCGTTTATCGGCCGGGTGGCGTGGACGAAAGGATTGGACTCCGGAGGGTTCAGTCGTACCGTGGCGGGCCGTGTCCACCAATGGTGGGAGGCACCGGCAATCTTCTGCTGGATCGGCGTGAAGCGCGTCTGGTCCCGGAGATCGGGAGGAAGCCGGAGGCCGCAGCCTCCGAGCTGGCAGGCGGCAGTGAGAGAGAAGAAACCGGGATCGACGTTTTCATAGATCGGTTCCTCACTCTTCTCCTCCCGCTCACGCTTGTAATCACGCTTGCGTGTGCGACTGGTAGCCGTAGCTATCTTCTCCCGGTAGTGGTGTTTTAGCCGGTTGTAAGTGCGGGCCGGGTTATTACAGGTATCGAGACAAAATTGCATCTTGTCGATGAATGGTGCCTCACGATTCTCTCTTCGAAGTGGGGGCCGGCACGGCCCAGCAGCCTCGTAGAGTAGCAGACCCGCGTTGAGATACCGGAGCTTCAGGAAGTCCGGTTTCCCGCCCTTATAGCGCATGAGCCACGCCTCGCTGTTGACAGTAAGGAAGTTCGGACTGGTGTAGTTCTTCCCAGGCGAAAGTGTGAAACCGGCACGGCCGATCCACTTCTTCCAAACTTCATAGAAGCCCGCATCGGCCTTGAAGAGGATATCGTCACCGTTTACAAGAACAGGGAGTTGATCCTTGGTGAAACGGCGGCCGG